CAAAAAGACTCATGCATTGCGCAGAGAGTTTCCCATCAAATTTACCAAAATCTCCAGCAAATCCACCATCCGAAACGGCATGCAAATATGCCACATATTCACTCCAATCCTCACTCTCACAATCCATACCAACAGCACTAGGCGTAGTATGGAATGAAGAATAAAAATTGGCAAAAAATGGCAAACCAACATACCGTCCCAGAAGAGTAAAATCTACTGGTCCATTGGCAAATAGACGAGTCTTTCCAATTGCAATTTTCTCCAAAGGTCGCAACTCGTCCTTACAGGTATCACACCAAACAGAATCTGCCATTCTCTCACCCTTCCAAGCAAGCATGTATCTCTTATCAAAACGTTCTCGAACATACCCCTTGAGTTCAGCATTTGGCAAATCTCCAAGCATATCCCTTTTCTTCATTCGATCTAACTTATAAGGATATCCTGGAGAAGAACTCATATTAATGGAATCCCAATGTTTGTGCATAGGGTTCCCATTGATAATATCACTCTCAGTGGGTCGTGGTCCTCGAAATTTTGGGAAACCCCAATAATCACAAGCACCCTCAAAACACACCCTGAGAATTTCATCATCCATGGGACAACTCTGCATACCATATTTAGCAACTCCATTAAGCAAAGGTGAAATGGCAACTTTCAAACGTTTATCTTTTGGATGCAATACACTTGGTCCCTTAGTTGGTTTACCTAACATACCCATATAAGGTGAAGGGTAGAGTTGTGTTTTAGTTGGTGACACAACTCGTTCAGCTGGAATAACAGAACCAAGAATTGAAAAATTTCCTTGAGGCACAAAAAGAGAGGGTGAAGGTATAGCATGTGCAATAGATGGCAACTCACACAAACCACTGATAGCATTATGAAATGGGACAAGATCCTCAAAGAAAACAGGCTCGGCAAAACAACGAAGGGTATCGGTTCGCATCCCTGTATGTATACCAAGAATTCGATCAGGACGTTTTGATGCAGAAACCAAAAGTGAACCACAATCACCATTGATAGTTGGAGCAACATAGGTGTAAGCATTTTGATTGCGGAAAATCATAGAACTAGAGTTAGAGCCCTTATAAACAGAATGAGTAGTAGTATCAACAACAATCTGAGGAATATGAATAGTATTCAAAAATTCCTCAACTCGTCGTTCACCCTTCCACTCAATTTCGCGTATTCGGACTCCAACCAAAGCTCCTGGTTGATTATTAAAAGGATTGTG